GTGATAGATTATTATCACGTGATTCTAGCTCATTTAATAAATTCTTATCACAAAAAGCAAAAGAAGAACAGAAGCAACGATTCTTAGAACTAAAACAATACGAAGAAGACACTAACGTCGAAGACAGGTACTTTATTGACGAAATGACCGACGACGAAATGGATGAGCAGTTTTTGAACCAGCGTGATGTAGACTTTGACTTTAGACAACCCGATGAACGAAGCGATGACATGATTATATTCCATACTGAACTTGAGGCACTAATATCTAAACATATTTCGTTTACTAGTGGCTTAGTTATTGCTGGCCCTCTTATAGCAGAAGCATTAAAACTATATCGTACAATATTAACACAACAAGAATACGACCATATTGTATCACACATACATGAAACACGAAATAGTGTTGAGAAAATTAATCTCCCCCAAGATTCTACTGGTAATACCGTACATTAAGGAAGTAATATATGGCTAATAGCGTAGCATTTATTGGTTCATCATACATGGCATCAGAAGGAGAGCCTGCGGCAGTAGGCTCAGTTAGAAATAGAAAACGCGGTCACGACGATGACGAATCATACACGTTTAATGGCTATGTCCAATCAGACAATTATGCTACCCGGGTAGATGGCGATAACTTTGTCAAAGAATTATCAAAACAAAATCCAAATTTTAAAATTTATAATGTAAGTTACCCAGGTGCCGGCATAGACACAGTACCTGATAGAATAACCTATACAGAAGAAAACTATAATCCTGATCTATATTGTATTGAGGTACCTAATTATATGCGATTGACTTGGCACATTGATGATAGGTACTTAACAGAATATGAAAATTATTATCCACTACAAATATTTGAAAGTGGGAAGTTGTTAAACCCTAATAAAAAATATAACAGAGTACCTCAAGTGGACAGCTATTGGGCAACTTTGGCACGTGACGAGCAGGAACAGATGGTTGAGAATCATCTCTTTAACTTGGTACCAAAACCACATATCTTGCCTGTATCTAGATTTTTTACAACATATTCGGATTCGGCACGAATGAAACAAGTTATAAGTACTTTAAAATTAATACACGGCTACTTAACAGCTAAAGGCAAGTTGGTTAAATTTTATCAATGGGAGAAACCTCTTAGAAATAATAAAAGGGATGAGTTCTTTCATGAGTTTCCTGAAAGTGATAAACAATTCCTTAAAAGCAACTTAGTAAACGAAACATACTTCCTTAAATGGGCAAACGACAAAACACCACAATTAGACAAATATATGAGACCTCACGATGATGCTCATTTAAATCACGAAGGATTTAAAATGTTTGCTAGATACTTTGATCCTATATTTAATATGACTAAATGAAACGTAAATTAACAATATACATTAACAACCCATATAAAGAAACTGTTCTTACTAGTCGGTTGTTTGACCACACGGTTGAAAATGCTAAAAAGATGTATGCTAATTCAGATGTAATAGCATTTCCTAAAGAAGACTATCGACAAAAACAAATATGGAATCACATATACGAAAATAAACACGACTTAGATGTAGTGTGTGTAGTTAGTGCTGGCCATATATTTTTAGAACCAGAAAAAACATTTGAGTTAGTGTTAGAACAAACTAAGGATAAACGTTGGTGGGCTATCGGACATATGATTGACAGGACTGATGAAGGCTTTTATTTAAGAATGTTTAATAGTTGCTACTTCGTTAATGTAGCAGAAATGGATGAAGACATTCGATACCGAGATGGGGAAGTTATTCCGGGGTTTAGGCCTAGCATAGACAGGACAGAATGGCAGAACTTTGAGCGTAGTAAAGAGAATCACCACAATCATTATACGCCTTTATGGTTGACTTACGGCACCGGCGAAGTTACTAATCTAAAAGAACACACAGGAAGTTTATTAATTCACACAGGGTTAAGAAAGCACATAAAGTTTGAGAGTTTTAATCAAGCAGTTAGAGATACTAAAGAGTATCCTTATATGGAATATGACGATTACGATGGACAAACTTGGAAGGACTTTATGGTGTATTTGGACACATTAACTGTTCCGAACACCGAAAATGACGAGAATTACTGGTGGTTTTACCGTGATTTAGAAATAAAATCCTAATAAATATATATAATCTAGTAAAATCAACAGGTTATATTGACAAAAAAGACGAGAAAATGGTTGACTTTTGGCCTGTATAGTGTATAATAGTAGTATATAAACAATAAAAGAAGGAATAACAAATGAAAAATACAATCAAAGTAATAATTGCTAGTACAATGTTAACATTGGTAGCCGCGTCAGCAATGGCTGATTTAAATTCGGGAAGAGTAGAAAGGCCTAATGTTTATCATCATATGAAAACAGTAATAAGCCAAGTACCGTACAATGTTGAAGTTTGTAAGCAAGTGTACACTAATGGTACTGGCGCTTCAAGTGCCGATGTATTGTTTGGTGCTATCATTGGCGGTGTTATTGGTAACCAAGTAGGTAAAGGCAAAGGTAACGATGCCGCAACTATATTAGGTGCTATCATTGGTGCCGATGTAGCTAACAAGAATAAGCCAACTACTAACGGGCAAACTCAAACAATTTGTACAGTACAAACTAGATATGAAGAATCTAGGCAGGAAGTTTACTCTCATTCAACAATAAGCTGGATGATAGATAACGTTAAGTATTACGCTAATTATACACACGAATTTTAATATGATAGACGTATTAAAAGATATAGAGGACCTGGAGAAGGTATTAAAGTTACTTGCTCCGGGTTCCATAAACGATATTAAGAACAAAACAGCAGTTGTTAATATCCTAACATTAATGCTAGAATATAAGTTATCAGAATTTAAAATATTCGAAGATACTTTTGCTCCTACTGATTTTGGAATGTCCAATATCATATTTAATAAAGAGGATCATAACAAGTTCGACGAAGTAACTTTCAAGAAAGCTATCTAATATGACCATGGGTTTGGTACGGGGGATGACCTCGTTAAATACAAAAAAGTATAAACGTAAGATTGTATCTGAGAAAGAAAAGATAAAACTATCTAAAGACCTTAAAGCATATAATAAACATCTAAGAAAACAACACCTACATGGTCTTCAAATGACTCTTACTGAATACATTGATTATGTTCAGGGCTATTATAAACCTAAACAAGCATATCAAAATAAACATACACCAATAGTTAATAAACTTGTTTCAGGTCCAACACTATTAAGAGAACCATTCAAGGGGTGTAGTGTTAATGGTAACACGTTGGATTCCAAATCCAAAACTAGCGGTTCGAATCCGTTCACCTCTGCCACGGTTCCCAGTCACGGATCTGAACAACGTAGTTGGAAAGAACAAGCTGAAAGAATTGAAATTAGCAAACAATATTCGGTTGTCCCTGCTTATAATAAAGGACCTTACATGGTTGTTTCGAGGGAAGAACTCTTAACAGCAGGTAAAAAGGTATAGTATGAATAAAAATCAAGGAATACTTATTGCGATTCTGTTAACAATAGTTACAGCAAGTGTTGGCAATATTTCTAATCATTCAACTACCATGAAATATACTAATAACAATGAATTTGTATTAGCTGTAAATAACTGTATTAAATATGTAAATTTAGATATTGACCCTGATCAGCAAATAAGTAGTGAGATTATTATATCTATGGCAGTAATGGAATCTGGGTACGGCAAGAGTAGATTTGCTAACGAAGGTAATAACTTGTTTGGTATTAGAACTTGGAATAAAGATATACCTCAACTAAAGCCATTAGGCGATCCAGACGCTGTATGGGGTGTTAGAGCGTTCAAAAACAAGTGTGAATCAGTTAAAAATATGGTAAATACTATTAATGGGCATCATGCTTATGAGCTCTTTAGAACTGAAAGAGCTATTCAATTAGAAACTAACTCACTCAATATAAACAAACAAATAGAGCTCCTTAGTAAATGGAGTACAAATCCAGACTATGTGGATTTGATTAAGCAAAAGGTTTTAAGCATAAGGAAAGTATTAGAAAATGCTTAATGTAACGTAGCAATGCTACACAATATAAAGGAGAATATTATGGATTTTATTACAAGTAGAATGAAAGAGAAAGCATCTCATGGTGGACTAGGATTAGTTGCTGTAGGATTAGTTATACTATTTTTAGGTGGATGGGTTACATACGCCGCCTATGCCGCAATAGCCTACGGCGCCTACCAAGTACTAACGAAAGGCTAGTTATGACCACGTTCAAGTGTATTACAAGGTCAGGCCGTGAGTTTGATGTTGAATATGGTGAGAACGACAACATAATGGTAGCACTCTACGATCACTTCAAGGGAGAACCTTGGGGTGATTGTGGAGGAAGTTGTATATGTGCTACCTGCCATATAGAAGTAATAAAAGGATACGAGCTCTTAGGAGAAATGGAACATGGCAAAATCCCACTTGCTGAATTGGACCTTTTAGATTATTCACCAGGATATGTAGAAGGTAAAAGCAGACTAGGGTGCCAAGTAGATTTACGAGGAATACCAGACAAATCACTAATCGTAAAAGTACATCACATAGATTGACAACGATAAGTAAGTATAACACTAGGAAATTAAAATGATAGACGTAACTGACAAAGCAAAGGATTATTTGCTAAACGCCACAACAACAAATGATAAGAAATATGCCACATTCACTATAAAAGGTGGTGGCTGTAGTGGATTTACATACGACTGGAAGTTTGCCAATGAAATCACAGACCCAGACGAATGGATCGAAGTACAACTAAGCGACGATTCCGATAATAGATTAATGATTAATAAACTTGCTGAAATGTACGTCTTGGGTAGTGTTATTGACTATGTTCAAGAACTAGGCGGATCGTTCCTAGCAGTTAAGAACCCCCAAGCAACTTCAAGTTGTGGGTGCGGCGAGTCATTTGCAGTCTGAACATCATGCGGATACAATGTGTTTCAAAACTTGGAACGATCTTATTATATCTCTGCCAAATAAAACAGTCAACTGGTGTTGTAAGACAGAATTAACAGAAGATCAACGAGCTGAAGTTACATTTGATTTAGATATATTAGAAGCAAAAGGCTTAGATTTCTTACTCAATCACCCAACGCTACAAAAAAGAAAATATGAATTAAGCAACGGCATACAATCCGCAGATTGTTCTGGGTGCTGGAAATCAGAAGAAGCGAGCGGTACTAGTACAAGAACTGAGCATATTCGCAAAAACAATCCCTTATTTAATAAAAAATTAGACTTGTCATCTGATCTATTTCAGTTTGTTGAACTCGAACTAACAAACAAATGTAATATGGCATGTGCCTATTGTTGGGAAGGTCAGAGTAGCCGTTGGCAGAAAGAAACAGGTAGACGATTCCCAGATACAGAGGATGCTATATTTGAAAAAGTACTTCAATTATTAAATGAATGGTGGAACAGTACTCTTAAACATAAAGATTTTATAACCTTTAGTTTATTAGGTGGCGAACCATTCTTTACAAATCACATGTATCAATTTATAGAAGAATTTATAGTTAACATTAATGACACTATAACCGACGGGCAAGAAGTTGTACTAGTTGTTACAACCAATTTAAACTTTCCGAAACACAAGTATGATAAGTTTATAGAGCTAGTGAAGAGAACCCCAAACATTCGTTATGAAATGCAACTTTCCGGAGAAGCATTAGGTAAGAGGAGTGAACTAATTAGATGGGGCCTGGACTTTGATAAATGGAACCAAAATGTAGACTCGTTCTTTAAACAATCAAAAGAAACTAAAAATTTAATATTAGGATTTGGCTGTGCTCATAACAGTTTAAGTCTACCATACTTTAAGGATTTTTTGATATATTTGAATGAGAAAATTAATAAATTTGATTACGATAAAGAAATAATAATGCACCATAATCGGGTACAAGATCCGTTGTGGCTTTCTGTGTTAGGTTTAGACCCTAGCCACACTAACACAATACAAGAACAAATAGATTATTTTATCGACATGTCTGGAACATTTGACGATAAACAAGGATACATATCGGTTCTACGGGATATGAAATCTATGGTTAGCGGTAAGGTAAGTACAGAGGCTAAGCAATTAGCAAAGAAGCAATTTGAAATATTAGAGAAAAGAAGAAAAATATCATTCTCTGATCATTTCCCTCACTACCACGAATTAATTGAATAGCATTATTCTTAGTGACTAATTGCTGTTTAAGAATATAAATACAATATATAAAATAGGAACAATAAAATGGCAAAACAAACAGTAAATCTGGGCAGTTCAGCAAATGATGGAACAGGCGATCCGTTAAGAACAGCGTTTGATAAAATTAATGATAACTTTGACGAAATATATGGTGCTGACGCCGTAGGCACTAACATTGATATATCCGGCAATAAAATTAAATCAACTAACACAGATGGAAACTTAGTACTTGATACTAACGGTGCCGGCATTGTTGTTGTTGATACTAGCACAAGTTTAAGGCTTGAAGCACATACTGATAATGCTATTTTATATATGGATGCTGATGGTGATGTAAGCCACGATGCCAAAATGACATGGAATGCTACGTCTAGCACGTTATCAGTTGAAGACTTATCAATACACGCTAGTACTATATCGTCTACAACAACTAATGAAAACATTGTACTTGATCCAGCAGGAACAGGTCATTTATCAGTAGCAAGTGATATTAAACCAAGTGCTGATGCCCAAAAGAGTTTAGGTAGTGCTAGTCTACAATGGTTAACTATATTTGGTGGTACACTTACAGCAAGTGTTTCAGTAAGTGCTAACCATACATTACACAACCCAGGAACAGCACCGGGCTCACCAACTAATGGTATGATATATTATGATACATCAGCAAACAAATTTAAGGGCTACGAAAACGGCGCTTGGGTTAATTTAGTTTAATAGGTAATACTTAATGGCATACACAAGAGAGATTATAAACGTAGGAACAACAGCAGACGACGGCTCTGGTGATTACTTACGTGACGCTTTAATCAAAGCAAACACAAACTTTTCAAACTTATGGCAAGTTGGGGCAGTTGATACACAATTAGATTTAACTGGTACAACTATTGCTTCAACAACAACCAATGCTAATATTACATTAGATCCAAATGGTACAGGTAAAATAGTACTATCTAGTAATGTTGAACCAGATACAACAGATTCAAAAGACTTAGGTTCAGCAAGTAAAAGTTGGAACAACTTACACTCTACTACAGTTTATACTGACAAGACAGTTTTTAATGCTCAATCGTCAGCACCTAGTTCACCAGTAGACGGCACACTTTATTATAACACTTCAACAGATCAATTTGTTGGATATGTAAACGGTGTCTGGACAGGCTTAACTGGTGCCGTTTCAGCATCTAGTACTGACACATTTACAAACAAGTCTGGTAACATTAGTCAATGGACTAATGATAGCATTTACTTGACCGCAGAAACAATGTCGTTAGCAATATTAAAAACACACGTTGCAGCATCGAGCGACTTCGCTGACTTCCAGTCACGTATAGCGGCACTATAATCCAACCCAACAATTTAGATAAATACTTTTATGAGTAATCCCATATGGACAACCCCCGCAGGACACCTTGGTACAATCCAAGAGAACGAGTATTATAGCCTTCCAGTTATAGCTACCGCTGGCAGTTCTGATATCGTTTATATCCTAATCGCAGGCTCAATGCCTCCGGGACTATTAATTAGACGAGATGGCGTTATAGAAGGACAACCTACTACTAAGGTAGATGTAGCAGGTATTCCGCAAGAAGTTGGCCAAGATGTAACTAGCACGTTTGCCGTTCGAGCAACAGCAGATAGTATTGTAACAGATAGAACATTCTCACTAACAGTAACAGGACAAGATGCTCCTATGTTTATTACAGCTGGTGGCTCTTTGGGAACATTTAAAGACGGAACGAATATAGACATACAGTTAACAGCACATGATCCTGACCCCGACGATACGTACACTTTCACATTATCATCGGGCGAACTACCACCAGGCATTGCAATGAGTTCTTCAGGAAGACTTGACGGAGCAATTATACCATCAAAGATACCAGGAACACCTGATGATGGTTATGACCAAACATATTATGACCAATACGGCTATGACTTTACTGACACATTTATTAGTAAAGCATATGAATTTACAGTATCATTAACAGATGGTAAAGATGTATCACTACGAACATTTTCAATTGATGTTCGGGCCACAAATAATTTAAGATCGTCTTTTGACGGAATAACAGCAGATTCGGAAACCTTTGGTGCTGACTCGGATACTAGACATCCTCCGATCATCCTAAACAGTGAAACAATATTTAATAATGTATTACATAACAATAATTGGTTTGTACACATAATAGGACATGACTTTGATCTTACTGGCATAACATATAGCATTAGTGCCGGAGCATTACCATCGGGAATAACTATTAATTCATCAACAGGTTGGATTAGCGGGTCATTACCTCAAATAACAGACATTAAAAAAGAATATAACTTTACTGTTAGAGCTTCTAAAAATGATGATGCCGCGTTCTATACTGATAAAGTGTTTCAGTTAAATGTAGTTGTTGATAGTAATATTACACCAACTTGGTCTAGTCCTGCTATGTTAGGATCACTTATTAGTGGCGAAGCTAGTCGACTTCAGGTTAAGGCAACAAGTACACAGTTAGAAAACTTTTATTATAAAGTTAAAGCAGGCACAAAAAGTGGCTTGCCACAAGGCTTAACATTACAAACAGATGGCACAATAACAGGTGTTCCTGGCTTTGGAACATTTTCAAATGACAACCATACTACATCATATGATAAGAAATTAACAACATTTGATAAAGCATCTAAAGTAACCATACAGGCGATTAATGCTAGTGGTGATATTAGAGCCGAACGTGAGTTTACTATAACAATAAAAAATGAGAACTTTAAGCCATACGAAAATGTTTACCTAGTTAACCAATCTTCACAGGCAGAACGAGACATTTGGAAGAACGTATTATCAAATACTAACAACATACCATTAGACTTAATTTATAGACGAAGTGATCCACAGTTTGGATTACAATATGATGCTAGGATGTTATTAGTACAAGGACTACAACCAAAGTTGAGTTCAGAGTACATGCATGTTTTACAGAAGAACTTTTATAAGTTAGAACTAAACTATAGCGAGATTAAAACAGCACAAGCAGTTGACCCAGACACTGATAAAGTTGTGTATGAAGTTGTCTATGTAGAAATAGTTGATAGAATAACAGAAACAAATACACTAGGAAAAGTAGTTCCGGGAAATGTAGCTATTACGGCTAACTCATCAACTACAATTACCAATTATAGTTCCCCATTAACTGTTGATGAGATAACTAAAAGTAACACTAATTTAATCACAGGTGATGTTAAGAATAAAACAAAACTATACCCGAGTGGCCTAGAAATTATGCGAAAAGTATTAGTTGACGGGATTGGGTACCAAGATAGCAGAGTGTTGCCGCTGTGGATGAGAAGCACACAAGCAGACGGTAAAGTTTTAGGATATGTTTCGGGGGTGGTGCTATGTTATGCCAAACCAACAAAGGCAAACCACATTAAATATTACTTAGATGCGGCAAACACTACAAAAGAAATACAAAAGACATCTTTTACTGTTGATCGGTTACTTTGGGACAACAGCAGAAGTAAAAACTTTAATAAATCAACTCAAAAATGGACCACTGCCGCAGAGACAACATTTGACAGTGACACAACTACGTTTGAGGGTGCTTATACGAGCTTTTTTGGTAATGTTGATAACGTAGAAACAAATTGGAACACAGGCGACACATATCTCAAATTTCCACGAGAAACAATTATGGACACGCCGAACTAAATACAGTATACGGAGAATAGAAAAATGGCAAGTAGCATTAACCCTAACAATATAAGCACAACCTTCCCAATTGCTGGGCAAGATAATGACTCTCAGGGATTTAGAGATAACTTTAACAATATTAAAACTAGTTTAACTTCAGCAAAAACTGAGCTAGAAGACTTACAAGCGAAAGCAGTCGTTAAGAGTGCGTTAACAGGTACTTCACTATCGAATGATGGTGCTGGCAGTTTAATAGAAGATCACGAACTTAAAGATATGTCGTTGACTACAGTTAACAAAGGCACACTAGCAGGTGCTGTAGCAATTGATTTCTCCTCTGGACATTTTCAAACAGTAACATCTAGTGCTACAATAGATTTATCATTTAGCAACTGGCCCGCAACTGGAAAATATGGTAATGTAACAGTAGAAGTTGACATGGCTTCCACGGCTCATAAATTAACACTCCCTACACAATGTACATTAGGTATTAGCGAACTTGCTGACTACAATAGTACAAGCAGACAAATTAGTTTTGCTACAACAGGCAAATACAGATTTAAATTCTCAACTATAGATGCTGGAACAACAGTAGCAATTGAAGATTTAAACAGAGCGCCAAACGTAATACACGGCGACGTACTTCAAATACAACAAACAGCGTCAGCAAAGTCTGGTGTTGGAGTAGCTGGTGATGTTGCTGGACAGATAGCAATAGATGGTGATTCTATTTACGCTTTTACTGGAACAGCTGGCTCGGGTGCTTGGAAGAAGATCGATATACACGCCGACGAAGCAACAAGTAATAGACTACTAAGAAATGGCGGCAATGCTATAACTGGAAACATATTACCTGGAACAACTAATACTAGAAGCCTAGGTAGCACATCCAAGAAGTTTAGTAACGTATACTCAACAATGTTTACAGGTGCCTTAACAGGATCTGTACAAGCATTATCGGGTGCTGGAGCGTGTAATACAACTACATTAATTACACAAGTTACTACAACAGGTGCCGAGGCACTAACACTTGCTAATGGAACTAACGGTCAAATTAAAATCATTACAATGGTTGTTGACGGTGGAGTTGGTACACTTACTCCTACTACATTTGCTAACGGAACAACACTTGCATTTAATGATGTAGGCGATTCTGCTATGTTAGTATACAATACAACAGGTGGATGGGCATTAATTTCCAATACTGGCTGTACTGTAGCATAATTAATCCAATTTTTTCTTAAACTTTACTTGACTTTATATACTGTTTAGTGTTATACTATGATATAGTATGATTATTAATGGAGTTAATCAATGTCAAAACAAATCGATTTAAACGCCTATATGGCATTCGTAGAAAAAGTTACATCTGAACAATCAAAAGAAACAAGTTCATTAACAAAACAATTAAATACATTAGAAGAGAGTAGCGGTGTTCATATGGCTTCGTTACTAACAGGTGCTATCGGTATGGCATCAGAAGGAGGAGAGTTCAGTGAAATTGTTAAAAAATGTATATTCCAAGGTAAGCCATTGGATGCAGACACAATCTTTCATGCTAAACGAGAGTTGGGCGATATTATTTGGTATTGGATTACTAGTTGTAGGGCATTGGGTTTGGACCCTAATGAAGTAATAGCAGAAAATGTACACAAATTAGAATCGCGTTACCCAGATGGAGACTTTGATGTATATTATAGCGAAAATCGTAAGGATGGCGATCTGTAATGTATAACCCACTAACACCTGACTTAAATGAATTAAGCATAGACGATCTAACTACAAGATTAAGTAAGTTAAATGCTCGTATGGTCGGTGCTAGACAATCAGGTAACCAGTCAGTATGTAATCAAGTTGGTATTATGATCATGGAAACTTCAGAAGCATTAGCTAGACGTAGTACAGACATGTTAAGGGTTAAAAAGACCGAAGCACCCGATTACGACGCGAACACAGACCCGGAGCAAGTAAACTCTATAGATGTAGGAGAATAACTATGACAACCAACGAACAACAATTGCTCAAAGAAAGACGTTATCAAAATTTAGCTGACTGCATTAGATCTGATCAACTGTCAGCAAAGCAAGTTATACAGGAAATGGAACAAGACCTAGAGTTTAAAGATTGGTACAGTAAAAAGTACTTGACTTTTAACTTGTAATATTGTATAATACTAGTATGAAAGATCATTACGGGCGAGTTTATTTAAACGAAGCAGAGGCTATAAAAATAATCTATGCTAATCCAAAGATAGACCTAAATACTATTATCATTGAGGACTCTATTAAGTTTAACAAAGCAGTAGAGGAATTATATAGTGATGTTCCAAAGTTAAAGCAGTATGTACCTTTGGATATTAGTGTAGAAGAATTTGATAAAAATAACCAAAGCAACTGGTTTATGCCCAAAGAATATATAGATTTTGACATATCAAAGTGGGTATTAGAACAATGTGACAGTGACACAGAGCTACAACGGGCAGGTGAAGAACTATTGGCTTTCCAAGAACGTAACTTATTGCCATTGTTAAATTTCATGTACTACCTAGTAGAAACTATGAGGAAACATAATATAGTTTGGGGAGTAGGCAGAGGATCTAGTGTGTCTAGTTTTGTATTATACAAAATTGGAATTAATAGGATTAATCCAATATATTACAGTTTAGACTTCTCAGAGTTTCTGCGATAATAAGTACATAATATATATATATAACCGGAGATAATATAATGGCAAAAAAAGAATACAAAACAGCAAGCGGCAAACGAATAGACTTTGATACATTGTCTCTTAAAGGTGAAGAAACTATTGCTGTTGGAAATATGAGCGTTAATGCTCGTGGCGATAGGTTAGGACCCGGTGGTGATGTTGTACAAAAACGTGAAGAAGTGATGGCAGACTATTATAGGATTCATAATGGTGTTATACCAACTGACGATACTATGCCAGTACCGGATGACCAAGATGGCCCAATGGACTCACCAATTACAGCAGACTCTACTCCTACTATAGAAGCAGATGATACTGACCAAATTATTAGTAGCGAACAACTAGCAAAAGCACTAGCCGAAACGGCAGTCGAAGTTAAAGAAGAACCTGCTTTAAAAAGTGCGGCGGCTGAAGTATTAGCACCAACAGAAACACTCGAACAAGCACCACAGGTAGTAAAAAGACAAGTAGAACTATCATCTAGTAATATGAATGTTCCAACGTCAGCACCTACTGAAGATGCTACGGCAGAAGAAGCCCAAGATGAGATTGCTAGTTCAACTGGAAAAGCAGTTGAAGAAACAGCACCTCGTGGTGGACTAGCATCAGCAGTAGCAAAGGTTAAGACAACAACACCTGTTGTTAAAGAAAAGACAGAAACTCAAGAAATTAAAGCCAAGTCAGGAGTTAAAAGAATATGAAAATATTATGTGTTTTATATGACGACCCGACAGATGGTATGCCAACAAGCTATCCACTAAGCGATTTACCAGTAATAGAAAAATATCCAGATGGAATGACATTACCAAGTCCAAAGGGTAGAGATTTTACTCCTGGGGAATTATTAGGATGTGTGTCAGGTGAGTTAGGACTACGAAAGTATTTAGAAGATCTAGGACATACACTGGTAGTTACTAGTGACAAAGACGGTGAAGGCTGTACAGCAGACAAAGAATTAGTTGATGCTGATATTGTTATATCACAACCATTTTGGCCTTACTATGTAACAAGAGAAAAAATGGAATCAGCACCTAACTTAAAGATGGCAATCACAGCAGGTATTGGATCTGATCATGTAGATTTAGAAGCGGCAATGGATCATAACATTGATGTAACTGAAGTTACATACTGTAACAGTAGAAGTGTAGCAGAACATATCGTTATGATGATACTATCAATGGTTAGAGATTACCACACACAATACAAGATAGTCAACGAAGGCGGCTGGCATATTGCTGACGCTGTTAAAAGAAGTTATGACGTTGAAGGTATGAACATAGGTACTATCGCGGCAGGACGTATTGGTATTGATGTGCTACGAAAAATGAAACCATTTGATGTACATTTACATTACATGGACCGACATAGGTTACCTGAATCAGTAGAGCAAGAGTTAAATCTTACTTTCCACGAAACAGTAGAATCTTTAGTTGCTGTTTGTGATGTTATTAACATTAGCTGTCCACTACACCCTGAAACTGAACACATGTTTAATGATGAGTTGATTGCTAAGTGTAAAAAAGGTGCTTATATAATTAATACAGCACGTGGTAAGATATGTGATAAAGATGCTATCGCTAGAGGACTAGAGTCAGGACAGTTAAGTGGCTATGCAGGAGACGTTTGGTTCCCACAACCAGCACCTAATGATCATGTATGGCGAACAATGCCTAATCACGGTATGACGCCACATACTTCAGGTACTTCACTATCAGCACAAACAAGATATGCTGATGGAGTTAGAGAAATACTAGAATGTTTCTTTGATGGAACTCCAATTAGAGATCCATATTTAATTGTACAAAACGGCCAACTAGCAGGTATGGGTGCTCACTCTTATAGTAAAGGTAGTGCTACCGGAGGCTCGGAAGAAGCCGCTGAATTTGATAAAAATAAACTAGTTTAGAACGAACAGAAACTTAAAAACAAGCTAAAATATGGTTGACAATCAAACCAAATAGTGTTATAATAAAAGTTATAACACAAGAGGGTATGTTAATGAATTATATTGAAGAACTAGTAACAAACGCCATTGGGAGACAATATTGGATCTATAAGGATGATGTTTTTTATCAACAACGAATAGCAAATGCTGGTCCGTATCAAAAACAAAACTTATTAAGACTAAGAGAGTTAAAACCAAATGCTCGTACTATATTAGATGTAGGTATGAACATTGGTATGAACAGTATAGAATATTCAACATGGGCCAAAGACGTTCACGGATTTGAGCCTACTCCCCAAACATACAATATGGCACTTAGAAATATTGTATTAGCCCAAGCACAGACTGATGACCAAATGATTAAATCCTGGTATCAATCTGAATCGTTAGAAACTACAGGCAATATTAGTACATACAATCGTGGCCTAGGTGACGCAAAAGGCCAATTTGAGATACTAATTAAGAAAGACAATGCTGGTCACAATCATATAGAAAATATTGATGTTCCGTTGCCAAGCGGCAAAGCAAGACGTAGAACAATAGAGCCAGAGAAGGTAACTATTAAGGTTAACACACTAGACTCGTATGATTTTAAAGACGTTGACATTATTAAAGTTGACACAGAAGGGTACGAGTTTCCAGTAGTACTAGGTGCTGAACAAACAATAGTAAATCAAAAACCTATTGTTCAACTAGAAATGGTACATGGACAACCTGAACGGTTTGGGTACAGTTGCCAGGATATTTATGATTGGTTCTTAGCAAGGGACTTTGTTATTACATTAGCAGATGGCACCGATGTTGGAACTAAATGGGATCATTATACACGGAAGATGGAAAGATTCTTTATACATAAAAGTTTATTAACTGATTCTTATACGAGTCAAGTAGCAATTAAAGAAACTAAAACAGTTCCTAGTAGTGTTGAAAAAGAACGAAAAGCTATTCAGGAACAATTATTTGAGGAGGAAGAAGCAGTATGATACCAAATTTTGATGCAGGTAAGATGGGTGGTAAGGTTACCCAATATCATGCTATTAAGGGTAAACTTATACCCATAAAAGATAATGTTATTATCGAAGAGATGAACTTCGAAGCAAGGACTACTAAAGGTGGAATTATTCTTCAATCAGACGACGGCAAAGACGAGGGAATTAAACCACGTTGGGGTCGAGTATTTGCTAAAGGTCCTGACAACAAAGATGACTACGAAATAGGCGAATGGATACTCATCAGCCACGGTCGCTGGAGTAGGGGTATCGATGTAGAAGATCCTGATACTGGCGCAGTTGTAAAGTTGAGGCGTGTAGACCCAAAAGAAATACTCGCTGTATCAGACAAAGAGCCAGAAGAGGTAGCAGGATCTATCTCAACCTTTGTTCCAAAAAATCCAATGTTGATGTCAGAGTAGCAGAAATATAATGGGAAAGAAAAATCTAAAACTATTTGTAAACTGGGGAGAATAATGAGAGAACTTTGGACTGAAAAGTATAGGCCAGCAGTAATTGAAGATTACGTGTTCAGAGATGAAGCACAGCGTAAACAAGTACAAAGCTGGGTAACAGAAAAAACAATACCGCATTTATTGTTTAGTGGTGCTCCTGGCGTTGGCAAGACTACATTGGCAAAGGTATTATTAAATGTACTAGATGTAGATCAATATGACATCCTAGAGATTAATGCTAGTCGAGAAAACTCTGTAGATACAATTAGAGATAAGATCACAGGCTTTGTACAAACAATGCCATTTGGTGACTTTAAAGTTGTATTACTAGACGAAGCAGATTACATTAGCCCAAACGGTCAAGCGGCCCTACGTGGTGTTATGGAAATGTATGCCAGCACAGCAAGATTTATTTTAACCTGTAACTATCCTAACAGGGTTATTCCGGCACTACATAGTAGGTGCCAGGGTTTTCATATAGAGAAACTAGATCAAACAGACTTTACAACTAGAGTAGCAACAGTACTAGTAACAGAAGGTGTTGAAGTGGAACTAGATGTGCTTGACAGTTATGTAAAAGCAACGTATCCAGATCTAAGAAAATGTTTAAACTTATGTCAAATGAATACAGTTGACGGTGTATTACAAAGTCCGCAAGAAGCAGACAATAGCACAGCAGATTATAGACTACAAATGGTTGATATGATTAAGTCTGGTAAGATTAGAGAAGCAAGGCAGTTGTTGTGTAGTCAAGTACGAGCAGACGAAATGGAAGACTTATTTCGTTGGATGTACGATAACTTAGAGTTATGGAGTCCTACAGCAGAGGGAGAAGACGAAGCTATTCTCGTTATTAGAAAAGGACTAGTTAACCATAGTATGGTAAGTGATCCTGAGATCAATCTGTCAGCAACATTAGTTGAACTAGCACAAATTAGCACAACGTGAGCTTCCAACTGTACAACACCTTAACAGCATATGGTGATCAGTTTCAACTTAATAAAGATATTAATCCTTATAATACGTTAGAACAGCTACTACCCTACGAAAATGATTATACACGCTACAATCCACGTACAGTTAACAACAGGTGGGGTCTAAGTATAACAAATCTAGATGGCAAACTAGGTGCTGGACCAGACTTAGATAGCTTACTACAGTACAACACTTTGTGTGGCACGTCATTATCTGAACGTGACTTTAAAACACCTACACCCGTCTATGACATATTTAAGGATACATTAGATCCTATTAAAGAACACTTAATAAGATGCCATATATTACAGTTACGACCGGGTGGATATTTTCCAGCACACATTGATAATTACGGAACAGATATAGACTCATTTAGGCTTTTAATTCCATTAGAAAATATGAATCCAGTACACAGTTACATGATGATAGAAGATAAAGTTCTTCATTGGGACTACGGATCTACGTATTTTGTAAATACATGTAAACAGCATTTGCTATTTAACTGTGGCTATGATAATATGACTATGGTTGTACTTAACGTTTTGCTTAATAAGGATTCTGTGGGTTATGTATTAGACCACAGCAATATGATATAATGTTCTTAGACCCTAAAAAACTTAGAAGAATTACAATAGATATTACAGCCAACTGTAATAGTTTCTGTCCTGGATGCTTGAGGCGTGTATCGTCAGATGTTCCACGACTAGGACTTAAAGAAGGTGATATCAATCCTGCTATACAAGTAGGACATAAGGGTAACATGCCGTTGTCAACTGTTAAAAATGTGTTTACTCCTACAGTAATGGGAGGTCTTAAAACATTAGACTTTAATGGCACGTTTGGTGACTGTATAATGCACCCAGACTTGATTGAAATCTTACACCATATAGCAGACGTTAGTGATTCACAAAAAGCAGAGCGTGAAGCAAACGGTCGTAACCGACGTACTGACTTATGGATTAGCACAAACGGTGGTGTAAGAGATAAAGCATTTTGGACTGAACTAGGCAAGATTGCCAGTGAACGATATAACCCTAACAACTCTGAAGTTATATTTGCTTTAGAAGGCACAGACGATAAGACACACCAAATGTATCGTAGGGGTGTACCTTACGAAAAAGTATTAGAAAGAGCTAAGTGGTTTATGGATGCTGGTGGTGTAGCAGTATGGCAGTTTATAGAATTTGATCATAACAAACATCAGATACAAGATGCTCAAAAACTAGCAAAAGAATATGGATTCTCCAGGTTTGATATTAGACGTAGTAGAATGGCAGAACACATTTCTAACACACTAAGAGAAGAAGCAATTAGAACAGGTGTTATGACTGTGGAAGACAAAGAAACAAGTTATGAAGTTGATGGCTTTAGCAAGGTAAAAAAGAAAGACATGTCCGACGGTGCCGAACACAGTCACACTACAGAAGCATACAAAGAAATGGAAGTAAAAGCAAAGAAAATTGTTGTCGAAGAGTTTAACAACGATATGGACGACTATGCTAATAATTGTAGCATTTGGTGTCAGTGGGGCAATGAAGGAAAGCTACAAATTGAATGGGACGGACGAGTCCATGTTTGTTGCCATATGACAGCATACTTTGGTAGACCTTGGAACAAGGATTCAGCAAACGAACAAGGACAGCCTGATAACGAATACCAAAATTACTATGTTAACAAGTATGATGAGAAGTGGAACTATACAAGTCATCATACATTAGAAGATATCTTACATCATAAATTCTTTCAAAAGGATTTACATGATAGTTGGGATAATAAAACAGATGATCCCGATAAGCCTAGGCTTAATATTTGTATTGATAACTGTGGATCAATTGCTACATCACTAAGATCTAAGAAAGAAGAAAGGATCGAATTAGGAGAAACAAAATGAACCCAGATGAACACGGCCAGTATATACTAGACATAGATAGTTATTACAATGAAGATAGCAACTCAATTAAATATATGACTTCCGAATCAGGAATAGACTTTGCTAATGAACCATTTCTTAAAGCCAGGCTTTCAGATTTAGCAGAAGACAATACTGAACTAGACCAAGTTAATTATCGCCTACAGCGAATAGAAAGGGCATTAGGTATTCCAGCAGATTTGGACCGTAATGTAGAAATGGAAGAAAAACATCCACATCTTAAACAACTAGCTGACGAGTATGCTTTAGCAGTTGAGCAACATATAACATTAGAGCTTCTAACACCACCCGACTTAGAAGAAGATGATTATATTCAAGTACCGTTTTGATAGATAAATCATATGCCTTTATTGGAACAAGTTATTTGTCCCAATGTGAGGATGAATTTAAATCTAATCTTTATGTTAATAGTTGGCCCGGAGAAAAGAGAAAGTCGAATCCTAGATTTGCATTTGAAACTAATCTAGTTCAAGCAGTTTCTCAAAGACATCCTAA